TTCGAGCATCACGGCGATGATCGAGTTTGCATAGGTCAGGTCGATCGTGAGGCTGGAGATCGAGGCGGCGCCCTTGCAGACCCACCACTCCATGCGGATTCCGGCGTCATTCGAATTGCCGAGGGAAACCCAGTTATTGACCGGCACCCCTGGCGAGGAAACGCCTGCGGAATCGAGGATTCCGCCGACGACCGCAGGGGTCTGCGTCCCGTTCGCGTTCAGCACGACACCGACGAGAACTGTGTTGCCCGCAGTGGTGGCCGAGCCGGGGGTCAGCGTGAGCGAACTGGCCGCGGCAGAGGAGCCGTCGATCTTCTGAACGAAAGTCGGCTGAGACATGAAGAGGGTTACTTAATTCGGATTGCGACTAAAGTGCTGGCGTAGTTTCCGGGCGATGTGTAGCCTGGCGCGGCTTCGATCAATTGGGAAGCTGTATTGGACGTGCAGCTAATTTCCCCGGTCACGGACCCGGTCTCGGCCAGGACGCCAGTCAAAGCCATCTGCTCATTGCGTACCGCCGCCGTTCCCACCGCCCCGATTGCTGCATAGCCAGCGCCTGCGGTCGTGGTGCCGTCCCAGAGTTTGCAGGTAAACTCTACGGCGCTGGCCGTGCTCGTCGTTTGCAGGCTGACGGAGCCCGTGAGATGCCACGTCCCTGCAGTCAGAGAGACGGTTGGCCCGGCGTAGAAGGTCCCCGCCGTGGTCATGGTTACTGCGCTCGAAAGCGCTCCCGTCAGATCGGCCTGGCTGGTGGCGCATGCTCCCGCGGTGGTGGTAATAGGCCCGGTCAAGGCCGGCATGTCGGCGCATGGCAAGATGCCAGTCACCTGAGTCGCCAGATTGAAGAGGCTGGCCGAGCCGAGAAAGAGCCAAGCAGAAATCCACAGCAGGGCTACGGTCGCCGCAATTCGCTTCCATTGCATTCGTCGGGCCTATCAGTACCTGTAATCGGCTATGAACGCATCAGTTGCGGCACACGAAGATGCCAAGGTGACAGTCGAAGTGCTAAGGGTATAATCTGCCGATGCTCCTACGATCAGCCGCTGGCCGTTCTTGTACAGCTTCAGGTCCGTAGAAGGGTTTGGAGTGTGCGCAAGCGTCAGAGTCGTCGTCGGACATGAGCCGCCCGGAGTTTCCGCGTCCACCAGATTTCCGCTGATCGTGGTGATGCAGGTCACGCCGCCGGAAGCCGTGATGGTCTGCACGGCTTGTGATCCTGTGCACGTCGATGCACCGGCATAGTTAACCATGTTCCCAGTCGAGTTAAATATCGCAAGGTCGGTATTCGTTCCTCCGCTGATGTGAGTGCTCACGACGTTGGCTGAAGGGAGAGTGCCGCTAAGATCGCCCGCTGCCGTGGTTGACATCTGGCATCCCGCGCCGGCGTTAGACAGATCGCCGCACGCGGGCTGCTCATAGCCAGGGGCGGTGGTGGATGCTGTATTGTTCCCAAACCAGTTGTGAGCTGAAATTGTGGCGCTTGATTGATTCGTACCGCCGTTTACCAGCGGCAAGATACCTTGGACTTGGCTGGTAAGACTGAACAGAGTCGGGGACGCTGCAGCGCAAATGGCCACGTAGCCGACAACCAGTGCCAGGCCGAGCGGCTTCGTGACGTTCGCCCACATGCGGGCAAAGAGATCACGGGCGAAGAACATGGCAAGGGCTCCGAAGAGCATGATGGATGCAGTGACGCCGAAAATGGCCGCCAGCAGGATGTTTGCGAGTGTTGGATTCATTGGGCCCACTTCCTTTTTTCTGAGTTCATTGCACGACTACGAGGTTGTCTGTCGAAAGCGGAGGGACGAGAAAGGTGACGGCATTCCCGGAGACCGTGTAGTCCACTATCGGCGAGAGCAGCTGGCCATTTCTGAAAACCAGCTCACTTCCGGTGATGGATGCTGGGATCGTCCACACGGCAGAGCTGCCGACCTGAACCAGTGTCGCTGGCGACAAGAAATTCGTGTACCGGCGAAGGGTTCCCGGCGGTCCTTGCGGCCCAACCGGGCCGGGCATCCCTCGTGGGCCGGTCGTGTAGCGATCCGGCATTGCTAGCCTAAGACGTGCCCTGGCGCGCTGTTCGAGTACTCGCCGTTCGATCCGCAGAAGTACATATACTTTGCCTGGTTCGCAGAACTATCCGAGGCATAAACTGGCTCGCCTGGCGGGGTGATCAGATAGAGGCCGAAATTCGACAAGTAGCTGGCGTCGATCATGGTGTAAGTCAGTTTGCCTTCGGTGAAGTTGATCGACTTGTTGAGTATCTCGAAGAGCTTATTTGTGATCCCCATGACCCCCGCTTTGCGGTTCGGCACCTGTGGGTGAGTGACTGACACGATGTCGCCGGGCTCATAAAGTAAAGTGCTCCAGATGGAATCCGGGCTTGAGCCTCCACTCGATTCGCTGTCGAAGGTCAAGTTCTTGAAGCCGTAGCGCATGAAGATCAGCACAGCAGTCAGAGCAGCGATGAAGAAGCCCTGGAAGGCGGAGCGAACGCCGTCGGCATTGATCGTCTTCTCGCTCGAAAGGTTCCCGTAAAGCTCATAGCTCGGAAGGTATTCGTCGGTGTAGGAAGAGAGATACGTGCCGGAACTGCTGCTGTTCGCGCTGGCGTCGTCCAGGTCGAACTGCATCTGCACGGTGTTGACCATGTCGGTCTGGCCGGCTTCGGGAATATCGAGCCAGGTATCGCGCGAAAACGCTCCGACGGCAACCGGGCCAGTGAGCGGATAGAAAAAGTGAACGGTTAGCAACCCGGCGGCGTTGATCCACATATAGCCCCCGAGCGGCTTCATGAGCTGCGCTTTAATGAAGTCGGCGGCCGCCGGCGCCTGCGTCAGGTAAAAAGTGAAGGTTAGGCCCGCGAAAGGGCCGTCCCGGTAGGCTTCAATCGTCGTCGTGTCTGCCGGCACGTCCAGCTCCTGGCAGATTTGCAAGAGGATGTTCAGCGGATGGCCGCTCACGGTCCGGACATTGGTCGAGGAAGTCCAGGCGCCGTCATCGCCCGTCTGGTAGACGACTGCCGCGAGTTTCGTCTGCACATCCGAGAATTGAATGTAGTACTCGGCGTTGGAATTTGCGGAACTGACCGTGTCGATGAAGCCGGTAAAGACTGTGCAAAAATCGACTTGCGCGAGGCCGGGAAAGCCGACCTGGATCTGGAGCTGCTGGCCTTCAAAGGTGAAATTTGGGAAATCGGCCGTGATCGCGCCGCCATTATCCTGCACCGTGACTCCGCCCGTGCGCTGGTCGGCCCCGCCGTCAAGATCCTCGAGCGTGAGGTCAAGATTGTCGAGAGAGATGATCCAGGGACAATGCCCCGAGATCGCGTCTGGGTAATTGGTGAAGACGCGCCAGTAATTCCCAATCACCACCTGGACGATGATGTTGCCCGAGGTGTAGGCGGCGAGAGCGGCTTTGAAGTTGGCGGTGGCGGAGATCATGCTAAGATTTGGAAATGATCGGGCGTCGGGGATTTCTCTCTAAGCTGTTCGGCACAGGTCTTTCTCTTGCAGCAGTTCAGCGGCTCGTGCCGGAAGCGGACGTCCAACTGGTTCAGCCGCAGGATCGAGTCATCTTCCGCTTCAAATGCCACTTGTCGCAGGCGCAGCTCCGTGCTGTTCAGAAATCGGTAGAAGAGACTGGAATCCGCGGCGTGATCTGCGACGACCGTGTTGAAGTCCACAAATTAACTTCCCGACACCACGGTCCCGCCGACCCACATCCTGCACTTCAATTCAAAGGAATAGGTCTGCGGGGCGATCCACTTGGGCGTCCAGTCCATCGAGTCCAAGGTGTATTCGCCCCAAACTGTGTTATCAGCTGCGTTCGGCCGATAGGCGAAGACGTTCCCCGCGAGAAGCCACTGCATCATCGCTTTCCATGCGGCTAAGTCGCTTTGCGGGACGTAGGAGAAGGTCAGAGTCATCACGTCGTCAATTCTTTCGAGAACCGCCTGCTTGATTCCCGAGGAGGTGATCGAATCGTGGCGCGTGGCCAGCCAGCCATCCAGGGGCTGCTTCCCAATGGCGGGATAGGTCGGGGTAAACTCGATGTCTCCCGAGCCTGTGTTGTACACGAACATGCACTGGATGTAGGGGACGGTCATTTAGCTTCCAACCTCATCGGCGACGAGGCGCAGCTTCATGTCCAAGGAGAAAATCTGGAACGATTCGAATTTCGGCCTCCACTCCATCGAGAGCAGCTGGCAGAGCGAGCATCCAGTCTCGCCTGGGACAGTACCCGGGTACTGGAACATCTGATCCTCGATGGCATCACCGATCGGAATGTTCGGAAAATCAAGGATCGGCAGATAAGTGAAGACGCCTGCTGTGAGCGCATAAGATTCGAAGGCTTTCCAGGCCGTCATGTCGCTCAGAGCCACCTGGGGAAAGTGCAGAGTGGTCACCTCGTCAATTCGTTCTAAGACAGATTCCTTCAGCCCATCGACGGTGATGGAGTCGAACCGCTTGGCTTCGAGGCCCCAGAGGGTAAAGGGCTGTTTTTTGATGGGCGGATACTTCGGGGTGAATCCGGTGGTCGGGGTGGGAATGATCGCAAAGGCAACCGCGGCGCACACCCATGGCCCGTACCACGTCTCCGTGGCATCAGTAAAAGATGTGCTATAGGAACCGCCAGTCGCCGTGGCCAGATACTGGCTTGCCAGCGGATAAGACCCGATTCCGCCGCCAATGGGGGTCAGCGTCCAAGAACTGCCGGCAAGCATTTCGCTGTTGAGCTCGGGATCGGCAGCCACAGCGAGCAGGAACGACCCGCCTCCAGGGACGGGGAGATTGCCCGCTCCGGCAAATGCAGGGGCGGCACCCGAGGCTCCGAGCACGGTGGCTACCGTTGCCACCCCAAGCCCGCCAACCTCGAGTAGCTGAAACCCGTTCAGGTTGTAGCTTCCCCCATTGGTATTGGAAGCAAGGACCGTGGTCTCGGTACTTGGTGAAATCGCAGGCGCGTTCGGGCAAAAGAAGATCGAAACAGTCTGGGCTGTCCCGCCAGATAGGCCCTGCTCACTCGTCACAGGGTCCCAGGTAAGGCCAGGAGTCGTTGGAAGGTCGATCACCGGGTAGCCGCTCCCTCCCGAAAGATAGCCCGCGGAAATGCAGACCAGCATGCTCCCTTCCGTTGTCCCTGATGGGAAGGCGCCGCTCCCAAAGTTAAAACCGTTCGACGATTGGATCAGGGAAGACATGATGTATAGCGTTTGTGTAGCGTTCTACTGGCTCCTGCGGGTGACGCGCAGCGAGTTCGAGGCGTTGAGCGTGGTCTGGCGGTTCTGCACTGCCCGGTTGATTTTCTTTACGACTTTATTCAAATTGTCGGGCGAGATCATGCCCTTGACATTGACGTGGATATGATTCTGGTCACTCACTGCGGGCTGGCTGATCTGGCTAACCTGTTTTCCCACCCGGTCGGCAAATTTCTCCATGCTGGCGCTATCGAATCCTACAGGCGGCAGCGCCGCGGCAGCGGCCGCGTCGGTTGAGCGGCGAGAGCCTGCGGCGGCCCGGAGGGTGGGGGTTGAGAGCAGGCCGCCAAAACTCGCCGCCAGGGCTTCCATGCCCATTGCATCCCGCGGAATCGACGCCTCGCTCCGGGTGAAGTCCCCGTCTGCCGGGTTGCCGGAGTGGATATCCGGCCGGTCGCTCGAAGAGGGCTGACTCAGATCGAAACCTTTGGGAGGCGCCTGCGAGGGTGTGGCGAAACCGAAGCCGGGCGCGTTCTGGGGCAGTACCGGCAAAATGGCGTTGACGATCTTCCGCATCGCGCTCTGGTCGGAGAGCGGCAGAATCGCTTCCTCGGCATCGCCGCCGGATGGGCTATCCCCGATCATGATTTTTCGGCTGACCACGCCGCCGGCGGCTAAGTGGGTAACTCCCACGGTTTGTGTGCCCGCGCCGCCACCTGCGCCGGCAGAACTTGAAGCCTGGCCGACACTTGGCGCCTGCTGGCCTCCGCCGCTGCTGGATCCGCTGCCACCCATCGCGACACCTAGAGCGCCGCTGGCCCCAGCGACCAAGCCAAACTCGGCAGCAGCCGCAAACCATTCAGCAGCCGATTCGTCGGTCACGCCCAAAGCCAGCTCGGCAATGCCCATGGCGGTACAGTAGATCGCGTGGGCGAGCGCTTGAGTGGCGAGGTTTTTCAGCACTGTAGCCGTGGCTTGCTCCATCGCCTGTCCGATGGATTTTCCGCTAGCGATGGCACCCATGATGGCGCTCGCGAACGCATTATCCATCTCCTGCGCAGTGCTCTTCAGCATGGTGCCGAGTTTCTCGCTGGCCATGGTGACGCCCTGCATGGCCGTCTTCATCTTGGGCAATTCCTGGGCTTCCTTCTGTTGCGCTATCAGCAGGAGTTGTAGGTCTTTGATCTCCTTCTCGACCTCGGTCGTCTGCATCCCTTCGGCTTTCAGGGTTGCCAGTAAAGCTTGTGCATACCGTAGCTGCCCCTCCGTATGTTTCTCTTGCTCAAGGATGAGGGTCTTATCCCCGTTGGCTTCTTTCTCCAGTTCCTTTTCGTGCTGTTTGAGAACATCGATTTGTTTCTGGATCGCGGCGGTATTCTCGCCTCTGGCTTTCGCCAGCGTGAGTTGGTTCTCCGCTGCCAGAAGATCCCCATGGTTCTGCTTCAACTGTTCGGCGAGCAGTTCCGCACCGTAGGCCATCGCTTCAAGCAATGCCTTTCCGTAGTGGCTCTTGTCGTCCTGTTCGCTCTGCTTATTGAATTTCTCTTTCGTCTGGACGATCTGGTCTTCCGTGTTGGTGACAGCCGTTTCCAGTTTCTTCAGCTCGGCTTCGGCTTCGATCACGGCTGCTGGCGAGACGCCTGGGCTCAGCTTAACTTCCGCTAACTTGGCGGCCGCCGCGCGCACTGCAAGTTCCTCTTTCGCGAGCTGGTCGTTAAGAATCGCAAGCGCCGCATTCGCCTGCTGCTGTTCAAGCAGTTTCAGCCGGTCGTCTTTCTGCTCCTCGGTGATCAGGTGCATCGCCGCGAGTTTCGTGATTGCAGCTTCCTGATCTTTGTAGTGCTGGGAGAGCTTGTCTTCGGCGAGTTTGGACTGCGCCTTCAGGAGCTCGTCTTCTGCCTTGGTCAGTCCTTCGGCCGCTTTTTGTGCGGCTTCGAAGTCTTTGGCGACATTAGCCTCGACCAAGCGTGCGTACTCCTCGACGACCTTGCGCGTGGCCTCATGGTGCTTGTTCATGGCCGAGGCGAGCTCGTCCATCTCTTTCGCCGCATCCTTGGTCTGCAGGGTCGCCAGTTGCTGGGCCGCTTCCTGTGCTTTGATGGCCTGCCCCGATCGCGTATAGAGGGCGATCACTTTCTGCAGATAGTCCTCGTGTGCGATGGCAGCTGCGTCGGACGCGCGAACCTCGGCGGCCAGCCAGGTTGCCAGGTCAGTTTTGCCGGACTCGTAGGCCGCGTGCTGCGCGGACTTCCAGGCTTCGATGTTCGCCAGTTGGGCATCGAGTGCGCGTTTTTCTTCGGCGGCTCTCTCTTCCGCGGCCCGTTTGCCTTCCTCGGTCTGCTTGATGAAGGTTTCGTCTTTCTCCAGCTCGGCGATCTTCTTCTGAGCCTCGACCTGCGCATCGAGGGCGCGGACGAGGACATCCTGCGCCTGCAGTTCTTTTTCGCTCGGGCCCGCGTTCGCCGAGGGCGCTGCCCCTGGCGTCTCGGCTGCCATGGCGTTGAGTTCCTCGGCCTCTTTCTTCGCGGCTTGCAGGGCCTTTTGAGTATCTTGTGCTGATTTCAGCGTGCCGGCTAAGAGGTCTGAGGCTTCTTTCTTTTTGCCCTCGGCGAGCAGGAGATCGTATTGCGCCTTGAGGTCTGCCAGAGCATTCTGTGCGCCCTTCGAGCCGGAGCCGATCTCATACCAGCTTGCCGTCAGTTGGGCAAACATCGCATCGGCGGCTTTCGCGAGCAGACTGAATTGCTGCTCCAACTCATGCATCGAGACATGATCGATCAGCTCCAGTTGCTTTCTGAGGGCGTCGACGTGGTTGCCCTTCAGATCGTCCATCTTGATTCCAGCCTGGAGAAGTTTGTCGTCGAGGCCTCCGAAGCTCTGCGCGACTGCCGTATCGAAGGCATCGAAGGCCAGCGCCATCTTGTGCGCGTGTTCGACAAACTCCTGAATTTTCTCGATGCCTTTGACCAGGGCCTCGATAAGAAAAAACGCGACGCCCACACTGAAGGCCGCAGAAATTGCAGTCTGCAGTCCTGGCAGTGTAGCGATGAAAGTATTGACGCCTCTTGGGAGACGGATGCCGAGCATCTCTTCGGCCACGCGGGCCTGCTCGCTGACGCCGCGGACTGAAACCTCCGCCTTGCCCATGCCCGCGGTGATCTGCGCACCCGCGGCCGTGGCGCTCGGACCGATCGAGTCCATGGCGTCGCCCACCTGGCTAACGCTGTCAGCAGCCTTGGCCATTTTTACTTCTGCATCGGTCGCAACCCGGTCGAAGGCTAGATCGAGCTGGGTCGTGTCGCCAAGGAAATGCAACACGGCGTCTCCAACGTCAATTCCTTGTCCTGTATCTGGCATAGTTAGGCTGCTTTCAATCGGCTAGCACAGCGGTACATTCCCCGCCCCACCCTTTTGCCGCATCTGGTGGATGCGGGAGAAAAACATCGCGTTGTCGACGACGCGGGGTTTTTCCGAATGGAGCGAGGGCTCGCTGTCCCCAGCATTCTCCCGCCGCTTCTCGATCTCTTCGGCCAGCCGTTCGAAATGGATTTTGCGTTTGTCGAGCATCAGTGCGATCTGCTCTTCCGTCCATTCCAGGTTGATCTCGCGCGGCGAGACGTGATACTCCCGCAGCCAGAGTTCGTAGATTTCTCCTACCGTGGCGAGTTCGCCCTCAGCAGGTTCGTCACCATCCCCAGCTGGGGCACGAAAGGGAAAGCCACGGCCATGATCGCGGAGAAGGCCGTAGCGATCTGCTCCTCCGTGGCGCTTGCGAGGATCTCGTCTTTCGGGAGATCGGGAGCGTAGGAGAAAACGAGGTCGCAGAGCTTGTCGGGGAAGGTAAGAAGGGTGGCAGTCAGGCCCGTGGCCATCGACTTGCCGTCAACTTTGAAGTTGAAGGATTCGAGGATGGGCGCGAGTTCGGCGAACAGGTTCTTTCGCCACTCGCGCTGGGCCATGACCGCCAAAAGCGGGATGGAGTAGTCCTTGTCGCCAAGCTTTACCGACAAGGGCGCGCGGGACAAGGCATCGTCTTCGGTGCGTGGTTTCATTGGTCGCCTCGTGAATCAAGTTAGCTGTTTTCGTAGCCGGTGCCGAGATCGGTGATCTGAAACAGGTAGGTCCCAGAAATCTGGCGGGCATCCCAGCTCACCGGATAGACCACCTTGTCTTTACGGGTGATCTTCATGGAGACGGCGACGGTGGTGATCGCTTTCTGGAGCAGGATCACGCGCGTGCTGCCGTTCGGCGCTGGTGCCGAAACGCCGACCATGACGTAGCTCAATGGCTCCGCGCCGCCGGTGATCTGGATCGGGGAAGTGCTGTAGACGGAGGCCGAAATGGCCACTTGCAAATTCAGCAAGTTGGCTTCCGCCAGGTGCGCCTGCAGCACGAATTTCTCTTTTTCGAGAATGTCGCCGACCGGGGCCGGGACCTCGTCGACATAGAGCTCCTTGATCGTCGGGGTGTAGATGGCGTCGATCCCGGCGTCGGTGTAGCCGACCGCAAACCAGCCCGAGGGCCAAACGAGCGGCAGGGTGAGAGTAGGTAAAGTTGTCCCCAGCGGAGCGATCATGATTAATCCGGGGCCTGCAACGATTTGCGATTGATCGGGTTGTGCACCCATAGTAGTGGTTCTCCTTTTTCTCCCCGAAGGGGATTACGAAAAGTCTTTGGATTTGTGTGGGGATTGTTGGATCAGAACTTCTTGATGCTGCGGCGCTTCAGTAGCCCGTACAGCTAAACTCGATCACAGCTCTGCTATCTTCCAAAAATGAAGAATGTGGAGCTATACGTAGGAATCACGCCCGCGTTTCCTGCCGCAAACGAACTCACCTGGGAATAGGAAACTGTTGATCCGTACTGGCTGATGCCGGGATAGCCGGAAGTGAAGGTGTTTCCGTAGTCATCAACTTGCAACAACTGAAACCCGTTCTGAAAGAGCGTCAGTACAGGATAGCCGTCGCTGCCAGTCGTCGCCATCAGTCGCATAGTGTCGCCAACTTGCGGAGTAAAGCTGATAGTGGGGCCGATTTGGGTTTCGGTCCCGCTGACCATCTTGTAAATACCTGTAGTGGTTAACGTTCCTGCTGGGCCTGGGATTGGCGACTCATACCAACTGACGGCCCCAGTCTGCCCTCGAACCGTGGGGTACATATAGCCGCCGGAGGAAAGGCTGCCAATGGTTATCTCTGAATACTGGTTCGGGGAAAATGTCGCTCCGGAATAGAACTGTCCGCAATGCGTGTTGATAGCCGAGGGCTCAGAGGTTGAGCTGGCAGAAATTTGCAGTTTCGTCCCTCCCGTCGGCGTGGTCCATTTTGCACTGAGATTTCCGGCACCCCCAGAAAAAGAGTCCGTGGCAATTTGTTGCGCCGCATCCTCTGGATAGAGGACGATTAGCTCAATAGGGGCAGGAGCGATGGCGAGACCTAAATTGTAGACGCTAGGCACAGCGCTGTCCGAACTAGAGCTAGTGGTAAACATGTAGGCTTTTCTTCCGATGTCCACCAAAGAGTTTGGATAAGACTGCCCCGTCGTCGCGTTCATGCCTTCAAACAACTGCGAGGTGTGAATGGAATGAGTCGGGTTCTTCCACGTTTTCAAGTCTAGGGACTGATAACGAATGGTCTGCGTCGGATCTAACGCTGGAAGCGTCTGATTCTGTCCTGGTTGGGCAAGGCCGAACCAAGCGTAATAATTACCTCCAACGGAGACCACCGCGCCGACGTACCCATTCGCAAGCACGGGGTTGCTCCCGTATTTTGTCCACGTTACGCCGTCGCTGGAGGTGGCGAGGCCGGTCGAAAACTGATACGTCGTTGTGCTGCTTCCCGCCGAATATAGCGCGTACCAGGTTCCGCTCACGATGGAGACGGGGATGAAATTCCAAATAAACGCATGGTCCCATGCGCCTGTCCCTCCCAACCCAACAATCGTAGTGCTCTGCTGAGTCCACGTCACCCGATCCGTGGATGTCCACAAAGCGAAGTCCGTAGCACCGTCACCGTTAGGCTGGGCGTAGAGATTATAGGTCGAACCATTTTGGATTACAGAAGGAAACGCCGCCGCAGCAATGACAGCAGAGGCGCTGCGAGTCCACGTTACGCCATCTGTCGATTCTGCGTAGTAGATGGCTCCCGTTGCCCCGGAACCTTGCGAAATCCACATATAAAATACGTTGCCAGTCAGCAAGGAAGCAGCGCCGTAGAACACTTGGCTGTTGCAGAATGTCCCGCCTGACCCGCTGACATAATCTCCCGCAAGGCCGGGAATGAGTACACCCTGCTTTTGCCAGATGCCATCCTGCTGCACACCGGAGTAGCCGCGCCAAGAGTAGACCTGCGTATGCGCCAGCGCTACCGAGGATTGCTGCGCGAATCCAGGAGAGCCGGAGGTATATTTCGTAGCCGTAACGTACAACAGCCTTTTGTAGTTCTGATAGACCGTCAGGATGCTGCCGTTTGCCGAGAATGTGTACACATCTCCCGCAGCAAGCGTTAAGCCGGTAACGGTCGAACCGATCTGGACGCCAGCTCCGTTTGTCATCTCATAGATTTGGAGATTTCCACCGCCGCCGATGTTCGCCACATACCCACTGTCTCCGGCTCCAGATTGCGCACGAACGAGCAGTTGGACGTAAGTTCCTGCCTCCATGGCTAGCGCTTTGACTGTGACTTCGGAGATTTGGTCCTTCGGCCAAGCAAGTCCAGTCCAAATCTGGCCCGCCTCAGTCGAGAGGGTATTAGGCTGAACAAAGTTCGGAGATCCGGCAACAACCGCACTGGCGAGATAACCATCGTATGCAGTCCAGCCCGCGGCGAGCGAGCCGGAAGCAAAATTGTCCGAGGCAAGAAGCTGGTTGTTGACCGCCCACATGGGATAGCAGAACAACGCAACCGCTGTGGCGACTAAGATTTGCAGTTTCATATTAGTTGAAGTTCGTCGCGAAGTTTGCGAGGCAGTTGGTTCCGTCATAAGTGAAAGCGAGCACGTCAACCGCACTCGCTCCGGTACTTGGCGTGACGGCTGCGCCGCCTCCGTTCGATACCTTCCACGTGCAACCTGACCCGAGCGTCAGACCTTCTCCACCTGTGCTGTCTTGCTGAATCTCCAGGATGTAGGAGCCCCCATTAACGAGTCCGGTCAGGGCTAACGTCCGGCTGCCGCTGTGCACGGTGAACAGCAGCGAGGCATTGGCGCAAATGGAGCTGCCGATGGCCCAGGTCACCGTCGCTCCGTCGGTTTGCGCGGCGAAGGAACCGGGGATACATACGGTGGATGGCCCTCCCCCACCCCCGCCATTGACGGCGGTGGTGAGAGTGGCGTTGACGGTGACGGAGACCTTTGTTCCTCCGGTCCAGGAAGCCTGAACCGTGAAGTAGTCATAGACAGTCGAGATGGTGGGCGTGCGAATCTGCCCAGCCGTGGTCGAGGTGTTGGTTTCGAGCGTGGTGCAAGTCCCGCCTTGCATACATCCCTGGATCACGATCGAGACGGTGGAAGGCGAGCCAGCAATCAGCTCCTCGAAACTGGCCGTGACCGCCCCGCTGATGTTCTCAATCGGCGGACCGGTCTGGCCGGAGACGGAAATCACGACGGTATTGCGGCGGGCTTCGTCTGCCAAGAGACAACTGGAGAGCAACAGAACCGGCAGAAGAAAACGAAGCAGTTTGTGTAGTTTGTGCATGGTTGGTCCTCCTAGAAACTGAGGCAATGGGTTAGGTTTGTTAGCTCTTTGGTCACCGGGGAATCGGCGGGAATGCAGTTGGGTCCTTTTTACCAACAGTGCTCGTACCAGCCGAGGCCCGCCCGGATGTGAGCCTGGATCGGGTAGGCCACCGGGATGGGCATGAGCCAGCGCGGCGCCTTGAATTTCGTGAGCAGAAAGCCGAAGCCAAAAGCGAAAAGGTTCTCCGGCAATTCGTGCCGGTAAAGCTGCCCTCTCGTCGGGTATTTCGGCAGGCCCGCTCCGCCTTCCACACAGCGATGGTGAGCGTAGCCTTCCTTGCTCATTTCAATGTCGAAGGAGGTCGCCGCCAAATCCCCGAAAGCCGTTGCCAGGTAGGTCTTGTTGGTGATCGTCTTCCAATTCGAGCGGGTGCTGGGGGCGTCCGGGACTTCCGCCAGCAAAATCCCGGAGAAAATCAGGAGGAAGGCGAGGGAACAGCTTATTTTGCTCACGGGATGGCCACTGAAACCGGTGTGGAATAAGCGCTTTCATTGCCGGCGGCGTCCACTGCCGTCACCGCATAAGCATAAGTGTCCCCAAGTACGATTCCCTGGCTGCCCGCACCGGTGCAAGTCGTTCCGTTGGCGCAGGGCTCGTCATTATAAGTGGTCGCGGTGATTAAGGACGCGTTGACCTGGCCGCAGTTGTAATTCGACGGTTTGCAGGAATACTGGCTCCATCCGGTACTCTCAAAGCTGCGGTAGACGTTGTAGCCCACGGCTGGATCGGAATTATTCGCCTCAGTCCAGGAGAGAGTGACATAGTGCGATGCGAGTGTGTACGTGTAGCTGTTGCTGAACCACTGGCCACTGACGAGAGAACCCAGGGTCACGTAAATCGTGCTGCCGTTCGCGGGGAACTGAGGAAAGAGCGTGCTTCCTCCGATGTAGTAAGTTGTTACGTTACCCAATCCGGTCGTCGCATTCACGTTCCCCGATGTAAAGATCGAGTTCCCACCGGCAACCGTGCCTATATCGATCCAGTACGCTGCAGCATTGGAATCTGCTGTCCAAGTCCACGTATTGGAGCTCTGAGTCAGTGTCGATCCCGGAGCTGGGGTTTGCATCACGGCTAAACCCGCCGTCGCATTCTCCGAGGCGTACTGATACTCGTTGTAAAAGAGATTTCCGCCGATCAGGGACCACAAGGTCACGTACACCGGATTGCCGTTCAATGGGAGGCTTTTTGCGGTGAACGTCAGCACGTTTCCAAGAAATCCGGTTTGATACCAAGTGTTCGAGTACTTGGTTGGACCGATGTCAACCCAGTAGTTCGTCGCGCCAGTCCCGGCCGTCCAGGTGAAGGTCACGCTGCTGCCGGTCAGGGTCGAGCCCGGAGTCGGGCTCGACATCACGGCTGCATCGGATGTGCCGCTGAGCGCCGTGTAGGTGTACTGGTTGTAGAGCCAGGAACCGCTAACCAGCGAGAAAAGCGTCACATAAAGCATGGCTCCATTGGTCGGCAACCCACTCGCGGTCACAGCCAGGACATTCCCGAGGTTGCCGGAGTTGTAGAGGTTGCTGCCTCCCTTGGTCGTGCCGATATCCAGCCAGTACGCAGTCGCGCCGCAAGAGGAGCATGTCCAGGTGAAAGTTTGGGAGCTGCTCGTGAGGGTCGAGCCGGGCGTCGGACTCGACATGACCGCCTGAGACAGAGCGATCCCACAAAAGCCAAAAGCTAGGAATATCTGAAGCGCTAAGTTGCGGAGTTTCACTGCTTTAGTAAGCTGCCCAGGAAATCGCCGAGCCGTCTTCCGTGGTGTCAGTGGAGACGATGGTGAACCCGGTCGCTGTCTGGTTGGTCACATAGAGAATGCCGTTTCCATTTCCAGCCGGCGGCCCTGTCCGGGTTATGGCAACGAAATAGCTCGCGCTGGAGAATGTGAGGCCAGTAACCACCAAAATCGCCCCTGGGTCACCGCTGGAGCTCAAAGTCCCGCTGCCTTCGACTGGCACTGGGGCAAAGGCGCCGCTCTGCAACGGTCCCAATCCGCCAATTATGACACTCGTAACAGCCGAGTCTCCGATCACGACTTGGTTGCTGGCTGTGTTCAGAGCGGCGTAGCCGATGGCTGTGGCGTTCGTGAGCTGCGTCGCGGAAGAAGGCCCAGTATTGCTTCCGATCCACGTGTTTTGGCTGCCACTTACGTTCGCGTTGGACGGGCTTGCAGTGTATCCAGCCTGATAGCCGATGGCGATGTTGTCACTTCCGGTGGTATTGGAAAACAAGGAAGATCCGCCAATCGCCATATTGTTAGCACCACTGGTGTTGTCTTCGAGGGAACTCACTCCAAGCGCAATGTTATAGTTGCCAGTAGCAATCCCCGCGGCCATCGCAGACGTACCAAGAGCAAGATTGTAAGATCCGGTTGTTGCGTGCTGCTGCGTGTGCCCGCCAATTGCTAGGTTTTCCGTACCAGTTGTGTTAGACAACAGCGCTTGGTAGCCAAAGGCAATGTTGTACGGCTGCGCTCCTCCACCCAAACCCACGGTTATGCCATGAATCACTGCGTCCGCATTCGCGTAGATCGCATTGACGTTGGCGGCGCTCAGGAAGCCGATGATGTCTGAGACTTTGAGGCTTACATTCGACCCGCTGCGTGCCGCTGGCAGCAGGTCATTCGCCTGCGCTGGAGCTCCTGCAGGGAGCTGCGAAATCTTGGTGTTTTGCGCGAGCGAAAACGTGGCCAGGAGCAGGTAGAGACAAACGATAAGGCGTTTCATCATTGTTCCTCTAAGGAGATGGTCCCCGTGCCGCTTTCGATCTCGAACAGGCCGCCGCTTTCCAAAGCGAGACCAGCCACGCCACCCGGCCGCGCCATTACCTGATAGAAGGCATAGACTGCGATCCAGCCGGTATTCGGGTCAGTCATCTCCAGGGGTCCGGTGACTTCCAAAGCGCGCACGATCGTCCCATCGGCTACGGTGAAGCCGCAGAGTCCATGCAGAACGTCGTTGATTGCCCCGTAGACCTGGGAGCCGAGCAGCGCCTTTTCGACCGCGGCCCAGACCCGGACGCACATGCGGGCATCGACGAGGCCCATGATCTCCGGGTGGGAATGGCCGCCGACGCGGAAAATCTGAATCGCCGGGCCAAGCGTCGGGTCGAAATGTTCCGGGAGGTCATAACCGCAGTAGATCGAGCCGTTCGCATTCGTGCCGAGGAGGGCCGTGACTTCCGCCTGGCTAAGGAGAAATTCCCGGACAACAAGATTGGCGTCAACCACCGATCTTGTCCTTCACTTTTTCCGGGAGCTTCCCGATGTGCATCTCGAAGGCCGGATTCAGATAGGGCTGGGCGCGCATCTTCGAGGTGCCGAGTTCGAGATAGCCGCCGTAGCCGGATTGCGTGAAAAGTTCCGCCTTCGGCCCTTCCGGAGTGTCGGTCACTACGGCGTCAATCGAGCGCCGGTTGGTACCAGTTCCGCCGACTCGTCGGCCGCCGAGCTTGTGCTCCGCCTTCAGTTCCTCATTTCGCGCATAGCCTTCGGGTGTGACCGGGGATAGCTCTTTTGCCGTCGGGACGATTTCTTCGTCAAACAGGTCCTGGGTCGCGGAGAGGATCGCCGTTCTCACGCTCAGGAGAGCATCGCCGGTCCGCAGGTTCAGGTTCACAATTGCGTGGATGGCCATTATGCAGTTTTATGCAGTTGCTATGCAGTTACGGCAGAATCAGCCGGCACCAGGCTTCGAGGTGATGATTCATGCCGCCCGGGTTGTGCAGCTCGAAGATGTCGAAATTCTGGCCGTCGATCTGGAACCAGTGATCGTGCGTGAGTGGTTCGGTGTTGTAGGTCGTCGCGCCGACGACGTGATTCGGAACATAGGAGCCGTCGGGCGCGGGATCAAGAAACCAGGGGCGCAAGAGGACTTTTTTGTAAGCGATGTCCATCTTGAACTTCGCCAGGAATTCTTTGTCGCTTGGGACTGCCGCCGTTGAAATGCGGCAAGGCACCCCGGTTGCGACAGTCGTAAAGGCCGGGTTTGCCTGCCCATAGCCGTCCGCGCCGGACACGTCGCGCACCATGACGCTCGCCGTCTGGTTGAGGAGCGAATCGAAGGGATCGGTGAAGTTGTCGGACATCGAAAGTTACAGCTCCGTCCTCAGCACCCAGTTCCGAATGATGACCATCTCGTTGAAGCCGCAGAGGTTCTCTTCGATGATTCCCCAGGCTGGCAAATTGTTGACGGCATCGCGGAAGCGGTTCGCGATGTCTTGAATCGCCTTGACCTGGTCCTTGCCGGTGAGCTTGTAATCGCCGATGGTAACGGTCTGTCCGCTGCTAAAACTCGCCACTCGGCTGGCTAGACAGTCCATTGCCTGCGCGCAGCAGAGCAGAAGTAACTCGTTCTGCGGAATCGCTCCCCAGGCAACCGTCGGCCAGCCAGACTCCATGCCACCGATGATGTTCGCGATGGTCTGCAACTCTTCATCCTGGAAGTTCGGGTTGGCGGAGTTCGTGTCGCCGATCAATAGGCGCATCTGATCAACGATCCCTTCGGGGGGCAGGCTGTAGGTGAAGGACATAGGTTGACTCTAGTTCCAGAAGTGCGACAGATCGCAGTCGCTTCTCAGCCAGAAACTCGGCTGCGCCGGCGTTGAGCCGCTATGGTCGTGCGCCGTGTAGGCGAAGCGGGCAATCTCCTCGATTTCCTCCGGTGTCAAGCGCGGTTCAGCCGAGTTGCTCGGAATGATGACGACCGGCTGCAGCACTTAGTTGCCTTCGTCGAGTGAGTCCGGCTGGGTCGAGGAAACCCCCGCGCCGGTCAAAGCTCCAGAGCCCGCAGAGGCAGGGACATAGACTGCAGTGGTTTTATCGCACTGCGAGTCGGTTACGGTTTCCGTGCCGGAAGGTTCCGCCGTGTTTCCGGCCGAGCCGTTTCCGCTGTTCGGTGCATCCAGGTTCTTAGACATGGTGCCTCCAGGCGCAGCAATATCGAAATATCGAAATCGTGCAGAAACAGAAACGGGGGGAGAAAAGGGGTTGCGACGAGGCTCCCCCCGCTTCCGGACCGCGAGACTACCTACTGACCGATGAAGGCCGCGGCGTAGTTCGGGTCAACTTGGGTTCCACCGAAGATGTGACGGATTCTCCAGCGGATCGCATCCGACTCGTAGTCGCCTTCGAGCGGGGACATGCTGGCTCCCCCGACGGCCACTTTGTTCGGGTTCTTCATGCACAGTTCCGGCGACTCGTGTCCGCGCAGGAAGTTCATCCGCGCGGCATAGCCGGCATTGGTCAGCCTCCCGAACAGGTACCAGTTTGTCGATCCGTATGTACCAGTCGTGGTGATGATGGGCAGATAAGGATTCACGTGGCCGGTGATGTTCAGCATCGGCACCGTGTTCGACGAGCTGCGGATCAGCGCCTTGGCGCCGGCCGTCGCGTCGCCGCCCGACTGGATGATGTTTGCGGGGTTCAAGGCCTGCAGCATCGGAATTTCGAGAGCAGGCGGAACGACCAGCTCGAAGCCGTCGAAGATGACGGGCTGCCCGTCATAATCGCGGAACCGGCGCATGGCCGAAGCCGCCGCCGCGAGGTTCGTGATGGAGAACACCGACCCGGACCCGGAGAACAGGTTCGTGATGTTTCCGTAGGTCGAGCCGGAAGGATACAACGGGTGCGCGATTGGAGAGCCGAAAAGACTCGTGCTCGGTCCCGTAGCGGTCGCGTACAGGCTGGTTGCGAAGTTGTACTCGGAGCGCAGCGCCGCGGTGGCGAAACGCTCGGCCAAATCGGAGAAGGCGCCAAGATCGTCGTTGATCATGGCTTCCCAGGCCAGGCCGAATTCGCGGCCATACTTCTGGAGAAGGATTTGCACCTTGCCGTCGACGAGCGCGCCATCGTTCGGATACTCGCCGCGCAGCGCGACTGCAGGCAGAACGCCCTGCACGCCGTTGATGCCGATCACCCAGGCCGGACGGAAGTCGTTCTGGGTTCCGACCTTGATGTAATCGCGCCAGTCGGGGACTGCGGCCTTGTACTTGGCATAAAGCTGCCGTTCGAGGACGGTTCCAAACAGGAAGGGGAAATCTGCGGTGGATTCCGCTTCGGTCATGAGGAAACGGTGTTTCGCGGACGAGTAGCCGGGTTTGTTGGCGCAGAGCTCGATGAACTTCACGAGCTTTTCGTCAAAATTTGCAATGCGGTGCCGGACGTCGGTGAGGGAAGATTCAAGCTTGCCGCCTTCCTCCATCACTTCCAAAAAGTCTTTCATAGTAATTTCTCCTCAGCCGGCACTGAGGCCGGTGTGTTTTGAATTTGTGAAACTGAAACGAAAGGCTGGGCTTTTTGAGCCCAGCCTGGAAAGGTCGCCGCCGATCTGGAGCTTGTTATTAGCTGCCGATGCCGCCCTGGTAGCCGTTCGAATCCGGGGTCTGCCCGAAGAGCTTGACCTGGATGGTCGTGGTCGCTCCGCCAACCACCGCGGCCAAAGCGCAGCCGAACGGGATGCCAGCCGGGTTGTCGCTCAATGTGGCCGCGACGGGATCGATGTAGACGGTTTCGCCGATGTGGATGCCGGCGGTGGCGTTCGCCTTCACCGACAGGGTGTAGACGCCGCGAGTTGAAATCACGATCACATCGGTTGCAAACACCGCGTCCATATTCGAGACGCCGACGATGCGCCCGATCACAACGGGATCAGAATCTTCGACCAGGTTGATGGGCGTGGTTGCCCCTTCGCCGGGTCCGACGAGGCTGGTATAGGTATCGCCCGAAGAATGCTGTGGGGCGACGATTTGGGAGGCAACAAACGACAGGTTGTCCCCAGTTTCATAGAAGTTTCTCATGGGACGGTTTTCTCCTTTGGCCTGGAGCTATCCGCCCAGGACCGGTTGGAACGATTTGGAACGATTTGGAATTTGTTCGTGTTTTGAAACGGGTTTTGTCTACAGCTTGCCAGCGAGCGTGGCTTCCGCGTCGGAGAGTCCGGGCAGGAGCTTGAAGGCCTCCGCCATGTCCTTCTGCGAAACTTCCACAGTTTCCCGCTCGTGGGTGTGGCCGTTGTCCGAGGCTCCGAGATTCTTCGGGGCAGGACGATTCGTGCCGAGCTGCTTCACGTAAGCGGCCTCTTCGGTGATCGCTTCCTTAATCCCGTCGGTTGACTCGGCTTCCGCGAACTGCTTGCGGATCCGCGCCTGGGAGATTTCGGGGAGCTTCGATTCGGAGAGCATCTTCGTGAGTTCGCTCTGCGCCGCGACTTTCTGGGATGCTTTCTCGGCGGCTGTGGCTTTGTTGTCGGCCTCGGTTAATTTGACGGCGAGGTCGGTTTTCTCTTTGATGGCGGCGGCCTTCTCCGTCTCCGCTTTCGTGGCTGCGGCTTTTGCTTCCTCGAATTTGGCGGAGAGATCGGCGTTCGTCTTGGTCAGTTTGGCGAGTTCGGTCTGGCTTTCCTTCAACTGCTGTTCTAGTGACTTCACGGCTGTCTCCTGGGCATGGGTTTCAACGAGCTGGATGAGGTCTGGCCGGCGTTTGCGGAGCACCGCTTCCGTGACTAGGTCCACATCCAGTTCGTTGTCGAACTTCTCCGACTCCATCGCCTCAATCTGGCCGCCCGCGCCAGCGTAGGTGACAAAATCGACCGAGCGCGCGGCGATCAGCGCTTCGACGACGTTCGTCGAAACCCCTTCCCGCTCCTGCTCGCTGGCTTCCCCGATCGCTCGGATGGAGACGCCCATTTCGTGCAATAGTCCTTGCTCTTTCAGTGCGTCAAGCTTCGCCTTGAACGGCGGATCGATGACCACTCCGCTGCCTTTGATGGTGCCGTCCGACTCCGGCCAGACGCTTGACACCTGCGCCACCCAGTTATTGACCGAGCCCTCGGGACGCTCTTTCGCGTCTTTCTCTGTTTGGTGGTCGGCGAACATCTTCGCGTTCTCAAACACTTTGTAATCCCGCTTCAAGGTTTCCTGGGGATAGAACCGACCTTTCGACTTATTGAATCCGGGCTTGATGATGGTCATGGTGAATTTGCCCGTGGCCGGGTCGTAGTCCGATTCCTGGAACTGGCTGGCCGAGCAGGCAAGAACCCGGAAGGACTCCTCTTGCTGGTCGCAGTCTCCGTCCTCGACCGGGGTGTAGCTGGTTTCGACTTTCACCGGATCGCCCAGAGTTACTTCGTCCCCATCGATTGAGTAGTCGCATTGGAAGAGTTCCCCTTCCATCGAATAGACGACTTGCTCCGGGAACATATCCATGCACCAGGCCCACTGCGGAGATTTGCAGTCGCATTCAGCGCAACAGCAGCAACCGAAGGCCTGGCCGCATTTGCAGTCGCATCCCGAACACATTCCGGCATCTTCCGGGCCGTCATCGTCGCAGTCCATGTCTTCGCCGGACTTGATCTTGGCCTGGATCGCAGACATGACCTTCGATTCGGTCGAGCGGAAGGAATCATCTTTCGCGAGGCCTTCCTGAAAAAATTCCCCGTCTAGTGCGAAGCTCTCTTCCGGCGTATCCATCTTCTCGGACTTGTAGAGGGCTTTCAGTTTGGAGAGTGCCGCACCTTTGTCCGGGCCTTCGTACTTGTTCCCTCGGTAGCCGCCGTGCAATGCGGCCCAGGCCGCGCCCATCAAACGGTGATTCGGTGAACCGCTGGCATCGGTGTAAGGCAGATGGCCTTTCCCCGCGAGATACTTCACCGCCTCTTCGATGTGCTGCTGAGAAATGAACTGCAAGCCTGCTTGCGAGCTCGCGGATTCCCAGGTGTCCGGAAGTTCTTTTGTCATCCCAAGCGCGGCGGCGCGCTTCTTGATGTGCGCTTTCACCGCCGGCGTGGGATTTCTGCCGAAGGCCTTGATCGCGTTTTTCAGGTCTTCGCCATTGACAATCGGGTAGCCGCCGTTCGGCATGGCATGGCCTTTCTTCGCCAGGGCCTTGCGTTCTGCAGTGGAGAATTCTCGCTCAGTGATTTCCATGTTGATCCTCGGTGAGGGCGGCGTGATCTGCCGCCGTTCTTGACTCGTGAATTTGAGAGGCATCAGTGCTGCTCCTTAGAGTTTCTCGGCGATGTACTCTTCCTCGCCCATGCCCTCGATCAGGCGAAGCTGGCATTCGAGCCAGCCGATGTGCTTCTCATGCCATTTCAATAAGTGTTCGAAGAGATTCCGGCTGGTGTCGTCGAGGGCCTTCATCGAAACCTGCACCGCCTGCTCGTAGGGCGCAACAATCGCGGTTTCCATGGCCAGCTCATTCTTGAGGAGCGCGGTCACTGTCGTCTGCTCCGTGATCTCGCCGGAGTTGTAGCTCGGGCTGCCGCCCAAAAGCAGAATCCGGTCGGTGAGCTTTTTCATGTAGAGGTGGGCATCGTCGCCGAAATCCTTCGCCTTGCAGGCCACTTTTTTGACGCCCATGAACTTGAGCGAGCGCGCATCCAGCCGATAGCGCAGGTTGAGCCTGGATTCGGCGTCGACCCCAGCTTTTAAAACCTTGATCACTTCCGGGGAGCTTTTCATTTTTTCTTTTCTCGATGTTCGCGGACGATCTGCTGCATCTCGCGGTCTAGCTGCTCGATCTGGTCCATTCTTTTCTGGTGCTGGGCGCAGTAATCGCCCTCGCAGGGCCGGGCGCACATGGTAATGTAAAGCTCTTCATCTTGGGAGGCGCAGAGCGCAATGTACTTGCAGGACACACGTCCCTATCTGGCCGTCATCACCGCCGCGGCAAAAAGCAGAGCTGTGAAAATCACCGCTTCGCGGCCTTGGATCAGGCGGCTCACAGCGGCGCCCTCGCGCCAGCTACCGCACAAACACAGTTCGGGTGCGCAGGCGGCGCATCGTCTCCAGAGGGAAAGTCCTCGTCCACCGGAATCGGCGAGGCCTCCGCGTTTTCGATGCAGTCCTCGCAGGGATTTGCGCCAAGAATCCACTGCTTGTACTCGACCGCGTTCCGCACAAGCTTTTTCAGAAACGCCTGCGACATGGCGTCGTTCATCTCGGTCGAGGCGATCATTTCCGCCCGGTAAGTGGACATGCCATCCGTAGCAGCTTTGATCAGGCCCGCGGTTCCTGGCACTCCCAGGCGGTCTGTGATTCCAGTGCTGACGGCATCGGCAATGGAATCGAGGCTGGTTTGATCCAATCCGGTGATCAGGGAGTCTACTTTCTGGGCAGCGTAGCTTGCTGCCTGGTCTGCTGTCATGCCGGGATAGTCGGTCACTGGGGTGTCGTCATCCGCTTCAGCCAGGACGTGGATCTTGTTTGCCTGCCCGATGGCTTCGACGATGTTCGTGTGCAGCAAGGCTTTCAGGAGAGGACGCCGGGAGCGGAGCAGGTTGTGCATCCGCATCGCGACGGCGTGCCGCGCATGTTCCGCAGCGATGCCCCGGCCAGGTTCTGCCAGGTCCTCGAACTTCATCTCGGTGATTCTTTGGCCCAAATAGCGGAAGTAGCTTGCCAGATCCGATTTGCAGCGCTTGTGCACCGCTTTGCCGACTAAGCCGAGTAAGCCGGGACGCTGCGCTTTCTCCAGGAAGGCGGAGAGTGTCTCGGTGATGGTCTCGCTCACCGCGCCACCTCTTCAAGAAC